TTATAAGCGCAGCCACAAAGATTTTGGATTTCTTTACTAAGTTGCCTGACCCAATTAAAAAGGGATTAACATTTTTAGCTGGATTTACAGCACTGGTTGGTCCTCTTATTATGTTAACTGGTGTGCTCGCAAACTTCTTTGGATATATAACTAAGGGAGTTGTTCAACTAAGAGCATTCTTTATGAAGGCCAATGGCTGGAAGATGCTTACTCCAGAAATTATTGCTGCTGAAAAAGCAGCACTTATGGTTGAAAATGCATTTTATTCAGATGCAGCAGCAGCTCAAGTTCTTCACAATGCGTTACAAAAGCTTGTTTTAGATTATCAAAGTCTACAAGCGGCATCAATGAAAAATGCAGTTCCAGTAAATGGAGGAGTTAGCACTGTTGCTGGTAACCCAGTGATGGTTGGCGGAAGAAGAGTTGTAGACCCTAACGATCCATATGTTGGAGATCCTAACACTAGAGCAATGTCTCATATTAGACCAAGAGATTTAAATAATCCTGCAACTATATTTGGCGGAGTCCCAGGAGCTATCCCAGTTAATAGAGGTATATCAAGAACTCCTCAAATTTATATGCATGATAGACTTCCAAATGTTGAAGGCCTAACAAGCGTTAAGGGAATATCTACAGGAATTGTTGCGCCAGAGGCTGCCAAGTTCCATGCGCTAATGGCAACACTTGGAATGCAAACAGAACAAGAAGTTGCAGTGCTTAAGAAAACAATTGCAATGGGTGGAACTGTAAGCAGAGAACTTTTGGATACATTTGATGACATCCTTCCAATAACTCAAAGATTTGCAGATAGCGCAGCAACTCAATCTGCATTAATTGTTCAGCAAATGAGAAATGCAGAAATAACAGTTGATCAGGCTAAGGCAAGAATACTTGCACTTAATGCACAGATAGAAGCAGACATGGGTTCTGCAGTAACAGCATATGCTGCTGGTCGAGGAAGAAGAATTGATTTAACAAGAGCCCCAATGATGGATCAACCAGTTGTTGATGCTAATGGACAATTTACACTTAGAGATTTATACAAGAAAAAAACAAACGCTTCTGTTATGGAAGAGTTTGGAAGAGTTCGTGGCGTAAGAACATTTGGAGCACCATATAGTATTCAAACAACAAGAATGCCTAAGTTTAATACTGGTGGAGACATTGAATCGTTTGGACCAAACAAGACTATGGTTTCTGGACCTTCTTCAATTAATTACGACGACAGACTTGGAAGCGTTCCTCTGGGTGGATATGTTTTGAACCAGCAAGCTGCAATGGATCCAGCAAATGCCGCATTAGTTGCAATGGCTCCAAGCACATATTTAAATGACGGTGGAAATATTACAGCAGCTCTTACTCCACGGGAAGTAGTTTTTGGTCCTCAAATTCAAAGAATGCCTGAGCTTTATGCAGCAGTTGATGCCGCAAATAGCGGATACAATTTTGGTGGGCAGATCATGAGTGGCACATATGGGTATGGAAGAGAAAGCACTCTATCAATATGGGCAAGATTAGTTAACTCTAAGGATTATCCAAAAGTAATTAGAGCAGCAACAGTTGCTTCTGATGCTGCAATCCTTTCACAACTTACTGGAATGGATATTAAAGATGCCACAAAGAGAGTTTCTGCAGATTATGATTCAGCAATAGAGCATGCTAAAAAAGCAGCAGCCAAAAATGGGACAAGAAAAACAGAAGAGTTTGTAAAGGCAAGAACAGCTCAGCTTATTAGATTGAGCAAAGAGTTCCCAGGTGCAAATTTAATTCTAGATAAATATTCAGATAAAAATAAGTACGATCAAAATGCAAAATCAGCTCGTATGAAAGCTATAGCTCCTCAGACATATGCAGGAACAATGAGATCTGTGATTGACGATTTAGTAAAAGAAGGAGTTTTAACTCAAGCTCAAGCAAAGAAAGTCTTTGGAATTTTAGGCCAAACATCAGATTTTTACGATCCAATTTCTAAATCTCATACTATGACTGCAAAAAGATCTGCTTCAATATTTAAGCCAGGAGAGTTGCAAGCCCTGCTTGTTGAAGAAGGAATGTCAAGAGCAGAAGCAGAAAAATATGCTGGTGTTACTGGAGTAAGATCAAATAATTTTGTTGGTCAATCTACTGGACTTTCGAGATCATTTAACACAATGGGCAACTGGTTACAGCAAAGTACAGATGGTGTTTTTCTAGATGAAGTTTCACCATTTAAAGACGAAGCGAAAAGCAACTTTATAGCAGGGATTAAAAAACTTAAAGCTAAGTTGGGAATTACAGGCCCCACAACAATGAAGGAAATCATTAGACAGCTTACCTTGTCGAGAATAAAATCTGGAGTGGGCTATAACTCTAAAATGGTCACAACACTTGGTGGAAGGTTGGCGGGCAGGGGAATTTCTTTTGCAAAACCAGCACTAGGTCCACTTGCTGGAGCATTTAACAAGGGCGGAATGATTCCAGGTGGATCAATATCTAGAAACAGAAAAAATTATGGATTTGTATCCCCAGCTCTAAGATTATTGGCGCCAGCACAACAACTTAAAATATTGCAGCAAGCTCGTGAAATGTCCGCCACAACACCTGCTGGATATATTCCAGCATCATATAGTCATTTGCTAACACCAAGCACAGGAAGAAGTTTCCCAGTTCCTGGAGTTGCTGGGGTTTATCAAAACGAAGAAAAGAAAAAGGTGTTCTTTAAAGCGGTTCCAAATGAAGTTAGCTTAACAGCAGAAATGCGTGGAACAGAAATTGGAAGAATCCTAGGTCTTGTAACTCCAGTTCAAGTTGCAAGATCAATTCGCAATCCACTGGACCCAACTGGCAAGTCTAGATTCCTTGGAGCAGAGTCAGATTACGATGAAGGCTTTATTAATCCAAATACATCAGTACCTGGAAAGTTTACTCAAGATGAAGTTTTAGATCAATTTATTGCATCAATGATTCTTGCAAATAAAGATTTGTCTAGATCAAATGTACACGGAAGAAGATTAGCAGATGTTGGCAACGGTGGAGTTTTAGCTAAAGCATCTATGAATGATGACTATGCAAAAACATTACCATCTATGGAAGAGATGGCACTGGCAAACTTGTTGCAAGTCAAGGGTGGATCTAGAAAAGATTTTGCTCGTGATACCGCTCCTATTATTGCAAAGATGACTGCAAAAGAATATGGCGATAAGATTAAAGAAAAGATGGAAGCCGCATATCCAGAATTAAAGAGATACATCAAGTCTCTTCCTAAAAAAGATAGAAAGCCTTATGATGCATTGCTTAAGAGATTTGAAGAAGGAATGGATGTTGATTGGTCTAAGTATCATGCAATGCACGTTAATCCAAAATATCTTAATGCTGGAGGACCAGTTGGTGGAGGCCCTGTTCAAAGAAGTAGATATGCTTATGGACGTAAAAAAGATGGATCTAGAGTATCAGGAAATCCAGCAAAAAGAGCTCAGCAGGAAAGATTAAAGGCTGAGCGATCAGTAACACCTGTATCTAGATCTGGATACACATCTTCAGGCAATCCTCAAATGCAAGTACAACAAATTCCTTATGTTGGCGGAGCTGGAGTTTTTGGAAACGCATTTGGTGCATCGCAAACTGGACAATCTCAGCAGGCTATAAACACTTTGAGACTTTCACAAATTGGTCAGCTTCCAGCAGGAATAACTAGATCTTTTAAATCTTTAACTGACTCAATTAAATTAGGCACAGTAGGATTAAGATACGGAATTATGAATTCAGGAAAATATCTGAGTTCAGCTTATGCAGATTATGCAAAAGAACGAATAAGCTCTGCAAGAACAACTACAAGAACTATTAGAGAAGGTATTTTAAGAGAGCAGTCCAAGAGGCTGTCTGCAGCATATCCAGGACAAATGATGCCGATGTATATGTCTGGCCCAGGGGCTGGTGTTGGAAGCCTTGGAGCAGTTGGCGCTTGGAAAGACTCTGGACAAGATGGAGTCAAGAGTCGTAAAGTAGGAACTTATGGCTATAGACGCCGAGAATTTATGGATGCAGATGGCAAGATCTATAACACAAAGGCTGCAAAAGCCGCAGGAATTGACACTAGAGTAAGAGGCGGAATGGGCATGGGTGCCCAAATGGGTATCGGAATGGCTGGCTCTATGGGCGCCATGTCATTAATGCAACAGGAAAAAGTTTTGGGCATGAGCGGAATGACAGCTGGATTAGCCGTTATGGGTGCCTCTACTATACTGCCTATGTTGCCATGGAAAACAATGGCAAGTTCAGTAAAATCAACTACAGCTTCTATAGTAGCATCAGTTAAAGCTTTTAAGAACTTTAAAGATGCAATTTCTAAAACAGGCGCAGCCGCAGCAGATTTTGTTAAAAAGTTTAAATTACTTGGCGCAACTTTATCAGTTGTTTTGGTAGGACTTGATATTTGGAAGAAGTATAGCAATGCTCAACAAGATGCTGCAATGGCTCTATCTATTACCGCAAAAGGTGCTGAACAAGCTGGAATAAAATATTTCAATCTTAATCAGTACTTAACAGACTATATTGAAAAACAGAAATTAGCAAACGCAGCAGCACAAGGATCGAAAAGCAACTCAATAGGAATGCCTGGCATACCTCAGTCCATAGACGAAATGAAAAAGGCAAAAGAAGATGGCAAGGTCCTTAAAGAGTTAATTGAATCTATTAATAGAACTTCAAGCACAGGTGAACTTCAAAGATTAATAAATAATCAAAAAGCACAATATGTTGCAGGAGGCTTAAGTATAGAGCAAGCAAACTCCATGATATATGGAGCAATTGCTAATAGCGAAAAGGCTTCACAGGCTTACAAGTTGTTGGCAGATCAAGGCTTTGGCGCAATTCAAGATAAATCAACTGCAGCAGAATATGCTGTTAGCAATTTAGTAAACACATTAAATAACAATAAGTCAGTATGGCAGATATTTAATACTAAAGATGTAAGCTTGTGGAACCCAATGTCTCCATATAACGCTATAACAGATACTTTTGCAGATGCTAACGCACAAAAGAAAGCTGTTATCTCTGGTTTTGAAAGCATGATTGGCATAGTTAACGCAGGCACTCAAGCGCTCATTGGAACAAAAAATGCTCAAGGAGATCTTATTGATGAGCATGAAGCATATCAAACAATATTGGCCAGCACAGAAAAGAATATACCTGAATTTAATATTCCAATTGGCAAAGATACGTATGATACTTTGGTAGAGATGAGCCCAAAGCTAGCAGAAATTACAAATAAGTTTGATACATTAAAATCAATTATAGCAAAAACTAAACTGTTTACTTCTGGAATTAATATTGATCTAAAGGCTATCGATGCTAATTTAGCTATAAAGCTAGCTGGATTTACTGCAGCAATTGGATCAGGTATTTCTGAATTAACTAAAGCTGGTGATGAAAATAATACATATGGGTCAACTGGCAAGGTATTAAAGAGACTGCAAGAATCAATTTTAGCTACTTCAGCAGCTTCACAAAAAGCAGCAGCAGTTTCTCAAAGAAACATTCAGGAAGAAATAAAATTAATTGCTAAAAAAATTAGCCTTATTGAAGATGAAAAAAATAAAAAGCTAGATTCTTTAAGAGCAACTCAAGACGCATCTAACTATGCATTAGAATTGCAAAAACTTCAAATAGAATATGCGGACGCTGTTGCTCGTGGAGATGTTTCTGGTGCAGCCAGAGCAAGAATAAGCATTGATCAGCTTACATCTAATAGACAAGCGGACTTAGCTGAAAAAGCAATACAAGATGAAGCAGCTAGACTAAAAGCTATTGAGCAAAAGAAAATAGATGCAAAACAAGCTGCAGCTGATAAAAAAGCAATTGCTTTCCAGGACAGACAAGATAATGCAACAAATGCTGCTGCAGTTATGGATGTAGTTAAAGGATTTAAAGCAACTTACGATGAGATAACCGCTTTAAGAATAACAAATAGCATGATGCCAGAAAGCGAAGCGAAAAGAAAGGCGGAGGCCCAGCTTGTCGGCAAGCTAGACGATTTGCTTAAAAAAGTTGGTGTAGCTGGAACTGGATCAAGCGAAACCGCAAAAGCTATAAGAGAATCTTTTGCCCAGTACTTTAATAAAGATGGAACAGTAAAGAAGGTTTATGTTGAATCTCCTGGTTTACCTGACGCTACAACCAGGGGTGTAACCGCAACAACAATTACCACTTTAAATAAAGATATTTTAAAGATACTTGATAGAGACGTTGCATTGGTATCTAGTATGGCTACTCAGATTACTGGAGGTAAAGGCTACTCGATAAAAACAATGACTGAAGAAATCGTTGCTGCTCTAAAAGGAAAAGGCACTGGAACTTATTCTGACCCAATAAATGCTGGAACGACTGTTGGACAATTGGGTAAGAGTTCTATTAATTGGGGAGATAAGTATGATCCAAATAGCAGTAGAGAACAGGTAAAAAAGTTTGCCCAAAAGAAAGGCTATAAGCCAGGAACTAACTTTTACTTTAGAGAAGCCGATGGAACAATAAAACAATTTGTTGTACTTAAGGATGGTAACATCCAGCTACAAAAAATTACTACAAAAGCTGATGGTGGGCCAGTCAGAGGTGAAGGAACTGGAACATCAGATTCAATTCCAGCAATGCTTTCAAATGGAGAATATGTAGTTAGAGCATCTTCTGTTGCAAAATATGGCGTAGAGGCACTTGATGCATTAAATGCACAAAAGCTACATAAGGGAGGGCCAGTTGGCCATAGACATGGAAGAAATTTACCAGGGTCAAAATTTAGATGGAATCCATATGATGAAGACATGCCAGATTACTGGAGTGATGGAAGTCCTTCAGGAAGTCCTTATACTCAAAGATGGGGAGCGCTAAGATACGGTCCTGCCAAGGGTAAAGATATTTGGGGCGGAACAGAGATACCAGGACTTCCGTTTAGTGGAAAGATAGCTAATCGCTCAGATTACTGGCATCAGATAGCCGAGCAGCCTATTAAGTATAGTGGGCCAGGAATGGGTCTTGACAAGGATCCAATGCGTTACGCAGGATCTGGAGCTTCTATGGGAGGCATTGGAAACGGCGTTTACGGACCTGGTTTTATGACATTTGCAACTGGCGGTTTCGTAGGTAATAAAAACGGTAACTGGTTTAGTAAGTTTAATCCAGTAAATGCTATCACCTCATTTATAGAGGGGATAGGTAGCGGAATGATGGGTCGCCAAACTCAGGGCAAAGCTACCAATGTTAAGCTTGGATTAACGCAGCAAGAAAAAGATAGAGCTCTACTGCAAACAGCACAAATGCTTTCAGGTTATACATCAGCATTTAATTTGAAGAATAATACTAGCCCAGAAATTTTTGGAAATAAGTCTCTAGGTGTTTCAGCTGACTTACTTGCACTGCTACCAGCCATTGGCGGATTAACTAAGCTAGCTACTAACTCAACATCATTATTATCTAAGCCTGCTGCTATATCTCAAAATTCTGCAAAGCTATCAATTGAAAATGGTATTTTAAGGTTTAAAAAATCTCTTCCTAACGATGGTGTAAAAATAAATACCAAAACTGGTATAAATAATTTGTTGTCTAAGGTAGCAGCTGACGATGCAATTCCTTACAACCTTGCAAGAGACTTTAAAATGACATCAACTTCTGCTGGTGAATACAGTCCAAATAAAACAACAATAACAATGCCACCAAGTGGAATGAGTGGGGGAACTGCAGTCCATGAGTATGCTCATCATTTAGACTTTACAACTAAAAATTGGTCTTTCGATGCTTGGCTAAATTCAGCAAAAGATAATTTTGATGATGGTGCACTAGCATATCTTAGAAAAGCTTATGATTCTGCACAAGAAATTAAATTAGGTCAAGGCCAAGCTGCTATAGAAAATATATTAACAAATTTTTCTAGTAAAAATCCAAATTTAATTGGAAACTATAGAGCAGTTCAAGAAGGAGTGGCAACAGATAAAACTGCTGGACTTTATAATAGCTTGGTTGGTCAAGGTAAGCTAGACATTGCAAGATTAATTGGAAATCCTTACGCACACGGAACTGGTTACTTTAGTAACTTTACTCACATGGCAAGAGTTTTAGATGAAAATCCTAGTTGGAGATCACCAGCATATCCAGAAGGATTTTTAGCAGAAGGCGCATCTAAGGCAATGCCTGCATCTATTCGTGCAAGATATCAAAGCTGGGTAGATAAAATGAAAGAGTATGAAATCACCCCAGGCATGGATCCAATGGACCCTAAATGGGTAGCGCTAAAGTATTGGGCCAAGGAAAACAATTTTGCAAATGGAGGTCTAGTTGGATACCATAAAGGCGGTCCAGTAGGACATAGACACGGAAGAAATCTCCCTTTAAACCAAGAACAAAAAGCAAGAAAGAATAAAAATCTTTCATACTACGACCCTAAAATAGATGGCCCTATAAAGAATTACTCAGATACTAGTGCAAAAATACTTACTAGTGGACCGTTTGGAATTTTTGCCCCACTTGGAGCATTAGCTGCAGATCTTTTTGGAGTATACTTTCAAGGCAAAACTCCAGGATTTGGAAAAAATGGTGCTGCTGATTTAAATCCAAAATCTTATGAGCAACATGTTTCTGCTTTAATGCAAGGTATGTTTAATCCTTTTGCAGAAATTGCAAAAGGAAGCGCAACTACAGGAGACTGGGTTAGCGCAGGATTAAATTTTGTTCCAGGAGTAGGTGCCATAAAAGGAGTTAGTGCACTTCGTGCACGTTCTGCAGCATATAAAATAATAGATAAAGCAGCTATAAGCTTACCATCAGAAGCTAGAGTCTCACTTCTTCCAAATGCTAAACTTAGAAGTAATTTTGTTGCTCTTAAAAAAGAAGGTGACCTTAATAGCCCAGAATTTGCAAAAGCAAGATATGAGCTTGCGCTATCTGATGCACTTAGAGCAGCAAAGAGAAATAAGTTTACTGCACTACCAGATTTAAAAAATACCACCGCTGCCAATCTTATTGAAGAAAATAAGAATTTGCCAAAAACTATAGAAGAGCTTATTAAAATAGAAGGAAAAGATTATCTTTTTAGATTTGAAAAAGGAGATATTTTACCTACTGATGCACCGTATATAGACAAATTCCTTGCAGGCTTAAAAGAAGGAAAAGAAACTTCAAAAACTTTTAGTGCAGGTGGAATGCACCAAGCAGAAATTCTAGATCCTATTACTAAAAAACAACTGTCTTGGGTAAACTATGATCCAGTTACTGGATATGTTCATTATCGTGGAACACATGTAGGATATAGAGGCCAACATCTTTCAGATGCTCTATGGAATAAAGCAACTTCAATTACTAGAATAAAACACTCTGATACTTTAACTGACATGGGTAGACCATCAGCTCTTCGTATCGGTGGTTTTATGGCAGATGATCCTTACTATGGCGCAGTAACTTCAATTCCTAATTTAAAACAATATTTAGATATGCTTATGAAGATTGGAAAGTCTAAGAAGCCAAAGCCATCAACTGGAGAAGCAAGAAGCGGCATCGGATCTTGGCTAAGCGGCCATACTCCATCACGCCAGCCATCACAACCAACATCCCAACCAAGCAGCGGTATTGGCGTCTTCGGCAGTGATAGTAACAGATTTAATGATAGGAACAGCATAATTGGTTTTCAAGATGATAGACTTCTTTACTGGAGCTCCGCTGATGAGCTGAGAAATAGCCTTAGACCAGAAGTTGTAGAATGGTATGGAAGTCCATACCGCACATCAGCAACCTTCCCATATGGTCCAAACGGATATATAGAGCCAATGGCTTTACCAGAGCTAGAAAGAATTCTTGCTTTAGAAAGAGCTTTTGAAGCAAGACAGCCTTTAAGTAACAGACAGATGCTGACTGGCGAAGCGTACTTGGAAAGCCTACGCAGAGGCAACGGTGGATATGCAATGGGCGGGCTTGTCCAAAACTTCTCAAATTCTTCATTAAAAAATCTAGGCGTTCCAATGTTTGAGAATGGTATTAATATGGTTCCTGCAAATATGCTGGCAATGCTTCATAAAGATGAAGCTGTTATCCCAGCTAATATGAACCCATTTAATCCAAATGCATCGGCGGCTGTATCAGGTTCAGTATATAATATTAACGTAGAATTAAATGGAACTAATGTAACAGCACAAGATGTTGCAACTCAAATACACAGAGAGATGAGATTAAAGGAAATGGCAGCTGGAGTAAATAGAAGGGTTGGTGGGTAATGAGTTTTCAAAACTTAGCAAAAGGATCTGTGTTATATATCGAAGCAATTGACCCATTTGCAATTAATACTGCAAACAATACTTTTAACTACAAGGGTGAAACAATTACTCCGCCAGGAAATGTTTATCCTGCCTATAATGCTCTAACAAAAACTTGGCCGCTACGATACGAGGATAGAGCGGAGTTAAAATTTAGAAGAGTTACAGAGCATAATAGAGATCCCCTTGCTATAACTACAAATAGAATTGAATCTAGCCAAAGAATGTCAAATGGAACACTAAGAAAATATTTTATTGCCGATAAGCTAAACATAAGTGTATCTTGGGAAATGTTGCCATCATTTAGAAATGAAACAGTAGATGGTGGATGGGGTGCAGAAGACATAAAGAATTTTTATGAGTCGGATGCAGGAAGAGGATCTTTTAGGATAAAACTAAATCCAACGGTATTTAATCCATCCCTAATAACTGCTGATGCTGGCACCTTGGCCGATGATTATACTTATACGGTAATGTTTACCTCATGTGACTTTACTGTCCTTAAAAGAGGCCTGCAGACCTTCTGGAGTGTATCTATATCAATGGAGCAGGTATGATAACTGTAAGTAATACAACTAAGAATTTAATTAAGCGGGGGTCATCAATAAAAACTTCTGCAAGTGCAACAATGGAATATAACCTAAACTCCATGGTTGAATATATAAAAGCAACAACTACACCAGCAGAGATAGTTAATACATATTCAGCTGCTTTTAAGAAATTGTTCCCAATAGATACAATATATAAACCATTTAGACCTGTGTCCCCAGGAATTAAATATTTAGTTTATACAAAGGATGCATCTGGAAATCAAACAGACTCACCACGTCAAGATTTGTATGAAAATCCTAGGGATGTAGCTTTTTTGGGTAAGCCTAGATTATACTACCCTGGCCCAGAGATGACATATAAATATTGGCTTGCTCCTAAAAATACAAACATTAGTGTTTCTTTAGAATATTTTTCAAATGAAGCAAAGACTACCGTAAAGCTAGTCCCTGCAAATAAAATTATCGCAAGGTTTGAAACTAATCATGACACACCGCTGTCTTGGATAATATCTGTAGTTAAGGAAGACAACTCAGTCGTAAATGTACCTGGAACATCTCTTAATGAAAACGGGGAGGCAGTGATATATTATGATGGAGATGCATGGTCAACAGATGAGCCTGGTGAATATACTACAACTCAAAAGTTAAAAAAAATAACTTTATCTGCAACAAACAGAATGAATGGTAAACTACTTGGTGTAATTGAATTGAGCCCAAGGTGGGTGGTAGACATAAGTTCAGACATAGTATCATTTACTGTTAATAAAGAAACAACAGCAGATAGCGACTCTGTTGTTCCAGTTGGAGTGATTACAGCAAACTACTTAAGCTTATCTTTGTTTAGGCAGCACGGCGAAACATCTAGATCGGTGATGGAGTATAACGTAAAAGATGATATAGATGATACAAAGCTGTATCTATTTAAAAATGCAATTATAAAACCATATATTAATATTGGAGACGTAGATCCAGAAAAAGTAACGCAGGGTATATTTTATGCCAACTCATGGACTCTTTCTGAATTTGGAGAAGCCACCATTGATGCAACCGATGCAGCAAAAATATTACAAGATACTGTTTGCCCACAATTATTAGTTCAAGATTCACCAGTAACTTCAGTCATAAAAAGAGTACTTGACGCTGTCGGGTTTTCTAATTACAACATTAACATAAAGATGACTGATGGCGAGGTTGATGATGACTCAATTCCATCTCTAGCCTATTGGTGGTGTGATGGAGATAAAACAGTTTGGGAAGTATTGCAAGAGTTATGTAGAGATATTCAGATGAACGCGTTTGTGAATGAAAATAATATCTTAAACTTCTATAGCAGAAATGTAATTTATGACGCAGATACCCCATCAAGTTGGGTATTTACAGATAAAGAAATTACCAGTGGAGGTGTTGTTGATTATGCACCAAGCATAGCAAGCTTGTCATCAAGAGAAATGTTTTCTGCAAATCAGGTTACTGTAAAATACTCTTCAGCATCTACTTCGGTAAATAGCACCTCTAGCCAGCCTCTATGGACATCTTCTGATTCATTTCTTGGAGCTGGCAGACTTGATGACAATATCGTAGACAGTAGCACAATGTTCAAGCTAAAACCAAATACAATAAATAAAGATAGAATTGATAAGGTGCTAGATGCTTTTAATGGTTATGTTTTAATTAACGATGAGATAATTGAGTACGAAGGGCTTTGGTATCAGTATGTTCCCAAAGAAAAAGATTACTCGTTTTCTCCACCACGTGATAAGCCTGCAGTTCGAGTTCTAATGAAAAGCCAATCAGATTTTTGGAAGTACGAAGCTTTGGCAAAACCAGGGTCTAAGTATTTTTTTCCAACTGGGGAGTACAATATTAAGACCAGGGGAGCGCTTGGCACACTGAAAAACAAAAGGGATCATCAAAAGCAGGTAACTTCTTATATTAACGATGTAGGTGAAAATGATGCAAATAAATTTAAACCTTATTCAGTTTCTCTGGGAGAAACAGCTATTACAAAATGGACAGGCGGAAACCTAACTGCGCCAGCAAATCCGAGATTTGATAGTAAAGCTAAAAACTTTTTGATGGTATCAAGTTTAGTTAAAGACAAAAAACAAGTTAATTTATTGATAAAGCCATTTAATACAATTAGCACAGGATCTTTATATATGGCATGCGGAACCAGAATGTTTTTTGATAGCCAGCTAGTAAGCCCAGCTCAGGTTGGAGGCATTGCATTTTGCTTAGACTCAACTGGCCAAAATGGCTACTATGTTCTAATACGTACTACGGCTTATGCTGTTTTAGAAAACGACATAATGATTGTAAAAGTTCAAAATGGAAAGATTACTGTTTTAAAAGATAGTCAGCAAACATCTCCAAAGACTTTGGCTGGAATATATGCAGGCCAATCTTACAACATAGACGTACTTGTTAAGTCTCAAACTACATCAGGCACCCTAGTTAAAAATACGATTACTGTTTTTATTAATGGATTTAAGATAAGAGCGGTTGATGTTGGAAGTGATTCTACAAATCTATACATTCCACCACTTACTATTACAAAAAATATAGCAGTTCATTGTGGACGTGGCATGTCCTACTTTGATTTTTTATACGGAAAGAGTATTGATGAAGCTCTTTATAATGAAAGATCCACAGTGTCATCATACAAACACGTTGGCTCTTATGCAGACGACACAATTTCTATGCTATACGGAGATTTAATTTATAATAATGGGAACACAGTCGCAGACCAAAATGGAGCACTAATTGAGTTTGGAACAACCGCAAGAGAAATAAGAAAGGTAAAAATTGCTTATGATCCAGATGAAAGGCCTGCTCTGCCTATTATGTTTAGAACTTCCAAAAATCCTTACGCTACAGTCCTTGACCAAAGGCTCCAGCCATTTTCTGCGGAGACGTATATTTTAAACAATACATCCACCTCAGTTGTTTTGCACGATAGCGACTACACAACTTTCTATGTCCTTGGAAATAAAATTAGCCGATCCTCTGCTATAGAGTATAATACAGATCAATCAGAAGATTCCCAAAACAAGGAGTCTGTAATATTTGAATCGTCATGGATTCAGAATGAGCAGGATGCAGAAAAACTTGCAAATTGGATTAAAACAAACTCTTTAAATAAGGGTAGGTTTGTTGACATGACAGTTTTCGGTAACCCATTAATATCTGCTGGAGATATTGTTAGCATAAAGTATCCAATATTGGGGATGTCAGAATCTAGCGCTAAATACCTAGTAACTAAGTGTACTTTAGAGTATTCAGAAGGGATCACTACCACAATTTCGTGTAGAGCTATCTAATAACGTAATGGTATAATAAATAAATGGGAATTGAAGTAGGAAAAATTGCGGTCATATTTGACGATGACCCACGCCTTGCCGCAGTCTGGAAGGGTGAGATTAGGGAAACAAGAGCGCTTGAAAACCCTTTTCCATTTTCAAGTGGTGGCTCAGACGGCGGAGGCCCAGGACCATCTTTTCCTCCAAATGTTAAAAGGCCACAGCTTTCAGACATAGTGTTTAAAGGATTTGAAACTTATGATGATTCTTCTAAAACACAAAGAGTAAGAGCAAAATTTAGAATTTATAATTCAAGTGATGAGGAAATAGATGGATTCCTTTATACGTTAACAATGTCAGATACACAGGGGGGAAGATCATGATAACTAAATTTGGTAAACGATTTTTAACCAATTTTGTTGCAGGCAATTCAACTTTTGATTCAAAGCAAATGGCATTAGGTATTGCAACTGGATCATCTCTTGAGTACCCTTTGTCCGATACAAACTCAAGATTAGGATTTGAATTTTATAGAGTTCCAATTAGACAGGGCGGAATAGATGTAGACACATCCGTATCACCACCCAAATATACAGTTATCTATTCTGCTACAATTCCTACAAATATTGCAGGTAAGATTAATGAGATAGGAATATACTCAGGAGAATCTTATACGAGAAATTTATACGATAGCAAGTTTATATCTAACTTTGAGTTGCCATACAAATGGAACCCTGAGCCAGCATTAGATCAAACCAATTATAGAATTGGAGACAGCTCGCTGATATTTGGTTCAAATGCGGCGGCTGCTAGAGAGTACACCTATGAACTTGGAAGCCTAGATGTATCTGGATATGATCCATCAGATACATTATGTTTTTCATACAAGGCAAATGATGCAAACCTATCATCATTAAAGGTTAGACTGTATAGCTCAGACACTGATTATATGCAGTTTACATTTACTGGACATTCAGTCGGATATAATATTAAAAGTTTAAACATGTCTGCTGGAGTATCAGTAGGAACATTTAATCCACAAAGTGTTGTTAAGTTAGGTATTGTTGTTACTCCAACATCTGCTCAAACATATGTATCTATGGATGGCTTAAGAATTAATGATGAAGATACGTTTGATCCAGCATATGGATTAATTGCTAGATCTATATTAGATTCAACTCTGATCAAAGTAAATGGAAGAGAAGCAGCAATAGAATTTAAACTAGACCTATCGTTCGGAGTTTAGTGTGTCAGAACAATATCCAGATTTAGGAATTAGCCAAAGCCAAGACGGAGACTATTGGGATATAGTTGTTTCTGATCTGGATTTTGAAACAGACTATTCACTGCAAGTAGCCTGGTCTTATTTAGATAAAACAAAAGGTGCAAGCGAATATTCGGATAGATACAATTTCACAACACCTCAACAGGAAGGCCTACTCGCTCCTAAATTTGTATTATCTGACCTTTATGCAATCAACTCAATACTTTATATTAACTGGAACGGCAAAGACTCTAGCGGCGCAGAGTATTCAGAATCAATTTTAAAGCAGGTAAACATTTGGATCAAAGGCGGAGACTTTGGAACAGAGTTTGTTCAATACGCAACTTCTTTTGCAAAATCTGGTCTCATACAAATTAATGCTACACAAAAAACAACATACTGTGTAAAACTTCAAGCCGAATCAAAAAATGGAGATTTTTCACTTTTCTCAAATGAATTCTGCGTAACAATGTTGAAGCAGCCAAAGGCTGTGTATGATGTAAGACATACATGGGATAAGGTAGGAAACCTATCTGTATTCTGGAAGTTTGATCCAACACTTAAAGATGCAACAAATGATAACACTATGGCAGATCAATTTGGATTACAGATGCTTGATGAAACAAATGATGTTGACGGCACCTGGTGGACAGCTGTAGAAAAAGATAAAATACCTCCATTAGAACAAAAAATAACAATATCTGCAAACGATTTACAAAAAGTGTTTGGTAACGTTACAGCATTTCAAACAGACTATGCCAGCTTTATTTATGTTAGAGATAAAAATTTACAGACGAGCCTTGTAACTGGCTATGCCTTAACAAAGTACTCTGATCCACTTACCGCTCCAGTTATTTCAGTAATAAAGGGTCCTTTATCTTACAATGTTTCATTTACCAATGACTCAGAATTTGATAGGATATATATTGAAGACAGTATTGACAGTGGTGTTACTTGGGTAGACAGAGGCTCTTCTTCTTCAAACCCAGTTTATGTTTCATCTGGAAACTCTGCGCCAAGACAAGTACGTGCAAGATTTTCTAAGATACGCGGTGGTCTTACTGGGTATAGTAATATTGTTAGTGTAACGCCAGACCCATTAGTTTCTTTTAATGATCAGGCACCAAATAAACCTACATCTTTTTCTGGAGTTGGATCTGTAGATAGCAGCGGAGTTATAGGATTTAATGGAGTTATTAACTTTACATGGACTCCAGATGTATCCTCTTCAAACGTAAGAGGTTATAGGATTAAGTTTAGGCCGTATAAAGCAGCCGCACCTTTTGAAGAATTTTCTTATGTTGACTCTCCAGGAACTGGAACAAAGTATAGGCTGGCTGGATTAGCAGTTGGGACTACCTATGAAATTGCTGTAGGATCTTTTAATGAATTTAATAAAGAATCAATTTCTTATACTAGCGGAACAAACGTACTTGTTCCTGGAACCCCATTTATTGGTACAAATGTAACTACAACTGGTTACTTTGAAGCATTTCCAGGATCGGGAAACACAAGCAATGCCTTTAGGTTTGGGTATGGAGTTGAATCTGGTAAGCGTGGCATAACATTTAATCCAAATAATTATTGGTACATTGATTCAGATGCATCAGCACTATTTAAACTTGGCGGAGACAATGAAAATTATATTCAATGGAATGGGCAAACATTTATTGTACAGGGTGACCTAAGAGCAAAGAAAGGAAATTTTTCTGGCAGCGTTGAAATAATTTCTGGTGGTTCATTATTTAGCGGGGTAATGAATCAAAACCAGTCTGGCATTACTGGAGCTGGTTTTATATTAAACAACACTGGATTAAAATTTAGCTCATCGACAATTCCAGATATAACAACTATAAGCGGAACTACTGGAAGGTTTATTACCTCAAGTGCAGAAATAGGTGGTTGGAATGTAGGAACAAGCACTATATCTTCTTCTGGAATGACTTTAACTTCGGGTTCTACACCTGGGGCAACTTCTATCATAGCAGGAAATGCGGGCGGATACGTTGGAATAAAGCCAAAAGGAAATGATGGTTCGGATATTGTTTTATGGGCAGGTAACACTGCATCTCCAACGGCAAATAATGCAGCAAGCGGTCAAGCTGGATTTCAAGTAAATGCTAATGGTCAAATGCGAGCAACTGGCGCAATTATATCTGGAGTTGTAAGTTTAGAATCTGGATCCTCTTTGGGAGGCCTAGTCCCAGATTCTTCTAAGGTTTACTATTCAGGAACTACCCCCGTAGTTCCAGCTGGTGGTCACAAGCAAGGAGATTCTTGGGTAGATACTGCAAACGGAAATCAGCTAAAAATTTGGAGTGGAACGGCATGGGTGGTAACACAAGATTCTGCGGCTGCGATAGCAGTTGCAAATCAAAAAACTAAAACAACATATGGACCAACACAGCCAACAAATTCAATTTTAGGTGATGTCTGGTACGATACAAATACTGGAATTAATCATTTTAAAGTTTATAATGGCACCCAATTTGTAAGAATGAAGGACTCTGATATAACTGCAGCAGATATAAAAGCAGCAAGCGCTCTTACTGAAGCAGAAAAAAAATCAACAACAACATCTTCAGATACTGCTCCATCATCTCCCAAAGCTGGTGATATTTGGTTTGACATCAATTTTAATTATTTTAAAGTGTGGAGTACTACTGTAACACCAGCAGCCTGGGTTAGATTAAAAGATGGAGATCTATCGCAGGCTCAAACTAATATAACTGCAATCAATGAAAAAGCAGACAATGCTTTGGCAAAAGTAGTTAAATTTGGTGAAGATGGAAGCTTAGCTTCAAATCTAACGGTAAAGTTTAACTCACCCACACCAGGATCTATAAACTCCCAATACCAGATTGGCCAAACTATATTTGCAAAAAGTACATATTCAAGTGATGTGCCAGGATATTTTTTAGGCTGGGAAACAGGACCTGGAGGAGCAATCTATCCTGCATTCAATGTAGGTAATAATTTAGCTTATCTTAAATATTCAAATTCTACCCAGACACTCGAAGTAAGAGGAACAATTAAAGCCACAGCAGGAGACTTTCTGGGAGATGTAAAAGCTGGTGGGGGAGCAATAACAATAGGTCTTAATGGAATATCTGCTGCAGGATTTTCAATAAATACATCTGGAGCAGCTACATTTACAAGCGGAACGTTTGCTGGAAATATAACTTCTACTGGAACAATAACAGGTGGCACTATAACTGGATCTAATATATCGACATCTGGAAACTTTAACGGATCCCTGAGAATGAATTCATCAAACAATCAATTAGAATGGCTTGGAACTAACGCCGTTGTTATTGGAAGAGCATTTGTGTATGCAGGAAATCAAACGATTATTGCTTCAGGTGCTGGCGGAGATTATTCTGCTTTCCCATCTTCTGCTGGAATGGTAAGTCTTTCACCTTCATCAGTTTCTCTTCAGGTAACTAATGCAGCAGGTAATAGCATTGGAGGGCTGACAATAGATTCATCTTATGCTACATTTAATTCTTTGTATGTAAAAAATCTTGCTTCTGCAGTTCTTACTGAGCCAGTTTTTAGAAATATAAGTATGGGTACTGATCCTAAACTAGCATCGGCTGCAGATGGCATCCGTGGCGACATATATATTCAGTTCGCATAGGATAATAGATGTCAGACATTTTTATTAAAAGCACTACGGGCTCTGGTGGTTGGAAAAAAATAACTAATCTTTTTGTTAAGAGTACTACTGGATCTGGTGGATGGAAGGCGGCAGCTGGCGTATGGATTAAAAATACCACTCAGTGGCTTAAGGTTTGGCCCCTGTCAGGAATTTTTGCTACAAGAGTTCCATATATTGGATACCTTGCATCAGATGCATATGCAGGAAGAATGCCTAATTCCACTTATCCAGTAATTAGAATAGGCGACTCCTATTTTGGAAATAATGCTGACTGGGATTTAAATGGATGGAATGTATCATCATATACATACAGATGGAAACTTTACGATCAGAATGGTACAGATTTATTAACAACCTTAAGAAGCGGAACAACTTGGTCTGTTGTAGCACCAAACTCTACAGGTAGTGGACAAGATCAATTACCATATGCAATATGGACATCAACCAACTCAGCAAATGCGGATGAGCAATATTTAGCATTTGAAGTTACAGCAAACAATTCATCCAACTCTCAATACAATGGTGTGTCTTTTTCAACAAGAGTAAAAGTTATTAGAGAAAGTCCTATAAATTTAACAGCAAGCTTAAGTACAAATAGCCCGTCAGTTGGAACACCAATAACATATTCATCAACATGGGAAGCTGGAGAAGCATACAAACCACGTAGCACGTTTGTACAATGGCATAGAAATTCAACAAACACAACAGTCGGCGGAACTTTTCTTGCAAATGGAGCATCTTACACTCCAGTAGAAGCAGACAATGGTAAATATTTATATGTTACAGAAACAAGACAGAACTCTGGAACAGATTATGATCTGGGTATGGCAACTGGTGTTGAAGTCTCAGTAGTGACTACTAATGTAGTTGCCTCAGCTCCAAGTACATTTACATATTCATTGACAAATGTAAGCTCTGTAACTACGCCTTCTGCGCCTACACAAACTAGAGTTTCTTCCACATCAAACACCGTTCTTGTTGAAATGGCTGCATCTTTTCCTTCTGATACTGAGTCCTATGATCTTTTGAGTTATGGTGCTGGATCTAATACGGGGGGAACGATATCTGCACCAATTACTCAAGCAGTAACAACATTAAATCAATATAATTCTTCAGGAAATTTTGTTCCTACTGGAGGTACATCTGATGCGATTTTAAGCATATCTCCTTCTGCTTCAAGCTCTTCAATAAGCACATTTACTAAAGCATATGGAAAATCAAGATTAATAAATGTTAACGTAAGCACAACGTCTGGAGCGCAGAGCTGGGCTGTAAGCTGGAACTTGTCTGGAGCATCAGGAGGAAATGGCACATACATATCAAACACAAATTCAATGCCACTTACCATTACAGTAGGTGGAGCCTCTAATCCAACTGTATCTATAAATAGCGTAACGGCATACTCTGGATTAAATCAGACGGGAGCTACTAGAGCTGGGACTGCAGGCTCACCAACCTCCTTGTCTTCTATAGCAAAGCCAACTTCAACATCCTCAACTTCTTCTTTAAGCTATACTTACTATGCAAATAATCAGTTAGCATTAGCTAAAAGAAGAGTTACCCTCCCAAGCAATTTTACTAATAATACAAATGTTTATATATCAACAAATGGTTTTATTGGAATAGGAACTAGTACGTCAACAGGATCAACTCCACCAATAACTGGAGTATTTTTAACACCTATAATGAGAGACCAGAGGCAAACTTTCCTATATCATTATTCAGACTCTACAAATTTTTATATAAGATGGAAAGGCGCTGATTGGCAAGATGCTACAAAAATATCAGAATATCAAGCAAAATTTTATTATGACTCAAACATAGTTGATGTTAATTTTATTAGTAACGGGGTAGATTCTTACAGCACTAATGCTGTTTATAATAATAATGTTGTTACGCAAACATGGGCTGAATCTACATTGCAAACATCAGACAACTTTGCAGTAGCAGGAATGACTAGAAATACTAGCAGAGATGGAGTAGATGATAACTTTACTTTAATTACAGCAATAAAGCCAGTCGTTGCTCCAACAATACTTACAGCTCCAGTTGTAACACCTAGCACTGGAACACAGGGAGTTACAACATACACAACTACTGATGGAACATGGACTAACTCTCCAACTTCTTTTACATATCAGTGGAGATACTTTGATCAAGGAAGCGTTTACCCAGCTGCACCAGCAAGTATTGTATCTCCATTTACAAGCACAGGACAAACATACAGGCCTCCAGCAAACTACAGAACCCTATATGGGTCCGCTTTGTATTGTGACGTAGTGGCAACTAACTCAGGTGGATCATCAACTGCCTCACGTTCTGCTGCAGTTTCTGTCAATGCAGCAGCTGGTCCGTTCTTCCCACCATTCTTCCCACCGTTCTTCCCACCGTTCTTCCCACCGTTCTTCCCATCACTTCCAACGCAGGTTACAGGAGTAACTTGTTCTACAACTAGATCAGACGGAGTAGAGATATCTTGGACTGAGGTAAGTGGCGCAACTGGATATGATATTTGGTATGGCGGAGTACCATCAGCAAGCGACACCCCAGATCACACCGTTGGAGCAATAATAACTACAGTATGGACTGGAGCCCCAGTAGGCACAAACAACTACTACGTTCGTGCAAAAAATAGTGTTGGCAACGGAGCTTGGTCTAGCCCTGGAGTATCTGGAACAAGAGTTGCAGTCGGCCCATTCTTCCCACCGTTCTTCCCACCATTCTTCCCACCGTTCTTCCCGCCGTTCTTCCCGTTCTTCCCACCATTCTTCCCACCGTTCTTCCCACCGTTCTTCCCACCGTTCTTCCCATCAGCCCCAACAATTTCTAGTATTACAGCTAGTAACATAATTAGAACTGGAGCAGTTATAACCTGGACTTCTACTGGTCAGGCTTCATATTCTATTGCAACCTCTCCTTCCACAGCTCTTAATGGAGCCACTGGTGGTTCCACCGTTAGAAGTAGACAAGTTACTGGAGCAACCCGTTTAACAGAATATACTGTTACGGTAACTGTTTACTCAGGGGCATCGCAAACTGGAACCTCAGCATCTGCCTCAACAACCTTTACAACAACTTGATGATGAACGTTATTCCCACCGTTACTCACACCGTTCTTCCTGTCGCGGCGGTAAGATGTATTAAATAGTAATATGATACTATTGACTAATATAACCTAAATGGTATAATAAACGAGGAGGAAAAAATGACCACATTAAAAAAAGAAGACAAGATTCAAATTATTGAAGCAAGACTAAAGGCTATAGAATATAAAAAATATAGCCTTGGAATAGATCTTGTTGTTGAAAACAATAAAAGCGAACCATTAGAAGAAGCTGTTACAAATTTAACTAATGCTATTGATGAATGTAATAATCAACTGGATGTTCTAAACTCAGAACTTGCAGAAGTAAATGAGCTAGCCGAGTAGGTAAAAATGGAAAAATTAGAATTAATTGTTAATGCCCTGCAAGAAAGAATTGGGCAACTAGTTTCTGGATATGAGACTCAGATCGCAGTATTAAGGGCGGAACTAACAGAATTAATGAATGCACAGCAGGAAAAAGAAAGCTATGCTAAATCAATTGATTCTAAGTTAGAGGAGGCATAAAATGGGCGAAGTATGGGCAGATGGAGAGCCAGCAGATCCAAAAAAGCTACAGAATCTTCAAAATCAGATAGATCAAATAAAAGAAATATCAGATCAATCTTATAATTTAAGTAAGACTACAGCAGGTGATATCACAACACTTGGAATACATCATATAAGATCTGGCATGGCTAGATTTGAAAATGGAATAACCGCCAAAGCAGATCCAGTCTCGGTAGATGTAAATCCTGGTTGGGGAGAAGAATACACAGATGCTTTTATAGTTGCATCCCCAAAGCTTAAAGACCCAAAGGCCAGCAATATCAGATGGTCAATATCTGGCGAGGTAACTAATAACGGAACTGCAAAGATAGTTGTTTATTCAGACTATAAATTAGGTCCATTTAATTTCCATTGGATAAGCGCTGCAATTAAACCTTCTACACTGTAGTAGTACATCTATTGACACACTAGCTTAATATGTTACAATTGGTATAAGATTAAGCCACGATATCGTGGCTTTTATATATATTAAGGGTTTTCATGAGTAACGATTTAAAGTGGATGATTTCATCCGACCAGCAATTTCCATATCAGGATGACAATATGATCGCACTTTGGTTTAAGGTTATGAAATGGTTTAAGCCAGACGTGGTAGACTACCTTGGAGATACAGATGACCAAGCATGCTACAGCAAGTATACTGAAGGACGCTCAGCAGAATTTTTAAACCTTCACAAGACTGACAGTAGAGATCTTATTGTTCCAATGATGCGACATGAGGCAAAAGGAGCTAGAGACTTTTACACAAAAACAAGAGAGATGCTTCCAGACGCTCAGCTTTTTTCAGCACTAGGAAACCACGATGTTAGAATTTTTAATTATGTAGACGCAAAGCTACCAGATTATATTAATGAGGTTACTCCAGAAGCACTATGGGGTCTAGACTCTTTAGGTTATGAATATATACATTACAACGAATTGCCAAAGCGCCGCTTTGGAGATATCCATGTTCACCATGGGCTTTCAATTGCAGCAACTGGATCTGTTCGTAAAGATATGGAAGATTTGCAGGTATCTTTAATTAGAGGGCACTCACACAGAATTGCTTCCCACCTTGTTACCTATGAATTAAGAAACGGTGGTCAAGGAGAAACCCTTAGAGGTTATGAACTTGGGCATATGTGTGATGAAAAGGGTCCAGGAATGAAGTATATGCAACACCATGATTGGCAAAAAGGTTTTGCTATAGCGCATATTGTAAATGATTACCCACATATTCAGATGATACATGTGGCACCAGATTATTCATGTGTTGTTGATGGGAAGCTATTTACATTATGATGAAATGCAATAAGTGTCAAGGTAGGGTTTTTGTAGATAGAGTATTCTCACAAAAATTACACGTAGAGCTTTTCTGCATGATGTGCGGTAAAAGATGGATGATTAATAAGGATACGAGTGCACTAGGTAAATGGATAGAAAAAAGAGAAAACAGCCAACTAAAAGCATTCGGTATTTCTTCTTAAATAACAAGATACATAAAGTATTAAGTCATTCAAGATCTAAAGACCAAATGGTTGCTTGGTGCTATCCTGATAAAAAAAGATTGTTGTATTCTTATTCACAAGTTTTAAAAACTATGGAGAATGCATATTCAACTAGTCAAGTAGCTCAAATGCTTGGCAAGCATAAGGTTACTATAGAAGATTACATTTTGGACGGGAAGATAAGATACCCACAAAAAGTATATCCGATAGGTAATCCAGATAGCACATGGTATAAGTTTATGTATAGCGAATCGGACATTATGGACATTCATGAGTTTATATTAGAATCAGGTTATTCTAATAATATGCCTTCAAGAAATGAGATGAGGGCTCTTCTCAAACACAACACTATATTGTATACTAAGACAACAGAAGGGAACTTTGTACCAGTATGGAAAGCAGAGTAGCACCAGCAAGAGTTGTAGTATGTGAAGTATGTAAGAAAGAATTAGTAGTGCGTTGGGGCATTTTTGCTCATGACACTTTAAGCAGACATAGAAAGGCGGAGCACTAATGGAAAAAGGAACTCAGGTTAGAGTTGATTTATCTTTTACACGCAACCTAGGCAACTTTGAAAGCATTAAGATTGGTATTGGCGTTGACGACTTTGTTCGAGACGGCGAGACAGTAGATGCTGCAGCAGACAGAGTCTATAAGTTTGTTGAAGACAAGCTTATTCAAAAGACACAAGAAGTAGAAGAGGAATTGCGTGGCAGTAAATAAAGAACCCTACATCCTCTTATCTTTATATTCAAACTTATACGAAGGCCTGTACAATACAAAGCCAACAATTAATAGATATAAAGAGAAGTGGGCTATGCAGGATGTAATTGATAGCATAGGGTTTGATAGAGCTAGAGATGTTTTAGAATATTATTTTAAGACTGGAAAGAATAGACACCCACTTAATTTCTTTTACAATAATTTTGACAGAATAGAAGACATGATGATTCAAATTAAAGAAGATAAAGTTAACAGAAGCCGTCTGTTGCAAGAAACTAAAAGAATGGTTGAGGATAATTAGTGAATACAGAAGCAGAACTAATTTCAGCAGTTTGTAAAAACAAAGACATAAGCACCATTCTTGCAGATAATTCAGACGACCTATTTGTATCTCATAAAGATATCTGGGAAGGTCTCAAGTCATACTATTATAAGTTTAGGGCAGTTCCAGAGGCTGGAATTTTGCAGGATAAGTTTAAAGACTTTGAGCCAGTTGAAACTAAAGGAGAGACTGGATACTATTTAGACAAACTTAAAAATGAATTTGTTGGGAACAAGCTTAAGGGTATTCTTTTGCAGGCAGGATCATCTTTGAAAGAGGATGCCCCTTCTAGAGTGTTAGGTACAATGCAGTCACAGTTAGCAAACTTAAGTAGATATACAAATAACGTAAAAGATTTAGACATAACAGATTTAGATTCAGCAGAAAGACACTATGAGTCAGTAAGAACTCGATCATTGGCAATGGGCGGTAGCCCAGGAATCCTAACTGGATTTGAGGCAATTGATAAAGCTTACCCAACAGGAATGGCTCCAGGTCACCTTATCGTCGCTATTGGATGGCCAGGACGTGGTAAGACATGGTTTACATCTTACTTGGCATGCAAGGCGTGGGAGCAAGGCTTTAAGCCTATGATTGTTTCTCTTGAAATGGCACCAGAGAATATGCGAGATAGAATTTATACAATGCTAGGTTCTGGATTGTTTAGAGCAAGTGATCTTTCAAAAGGTGATATTAATATTGATGATTTTAAAACATGGGGCAAGAAGAAGACTGAAGGAAAGAATAGTTTTATTCTTGTTTCTAATGAAGGTGCTGGAGAAGTAACACCAGCAACTATTCAAGGTAAGATTGATCAGCATAAACCAGATCTTGTAATTCTCGACTATCATCAATTGTTTAATGATAACAAGCGAAGCAATTCTGAAGTTGAGCGAAATAGAAATATCTCAAGAGACTTTAAGCTGCTTGCAGTTACAAACGGAATCCCAATCATTGATATTACTGCAGCAACTGCAGATGATATTTCAGATCAAAAAGAGCCACCAATGATGAGTCAAGTTGCATGGTCAAAGGCTATTGAGTATGATGCTGACATGGCTATTGCTATTCACAAGCATGCTAATACAGATTTGATTGAGGTTGTATCTAGAAAAAACAGGCATGGACATGACTTTAGATTCTTCCTTGACTGGGATATAAATAGAGGAGTTATCACTCCAATCTATGAAGACCTTCCAGAGTTGAGCAAGTGACACATCAAAATATTAAAAGGTTTCAAATACAAGTTGAGTTTCTAGATGATTCTAATATGATTAGGATTAAAAAGCAGTACGAAGATCTACTAACTGGTCAGATGAAAGACTCTGGTTATGCCAGGGTGCTTGACATAGACCCAGCTTTTTCGGTAGAATTTGACGGACAAACTTGGAAGTTCTTAATGACTATCCACGGAATCTATGTAGGAAAGAAGAAGGCATGGCAATTAGAGGGTATAACTCAAGGCAAGTTGATAGCTCGGAGTACACCCCTGCCCATATCAAGTCAATAGTACAAAGCCTTGGGATAGATATGGTGGGGGAAACATCGAATGATTACCTTGCGTACTGCCCATTTCATTCTAATAGACACACATCAAGCTTTAGCATAAGCAAAACAAAAGGAGCATACCTATGCTTCAATCCCTCTTGCGGAGAATCTGGAACACTGAGTGATCTTGTAAAAAAGATTTTAAACAAGAATGAGTTTCAGTCTTTAAGGTTTATTGAATCAAAACAATCAGAAGCGCTAGAGCATTTTGACGAGTCCCTTAAGGATATGCTTGAAGATAAGCCAGACTTTATAGAGTTTTCAGAAGATACATTAAAGAGTTTATATAATGGATTGGTTAAAAGCGATAAGGCAAAAGAGTATTTAAGGTCACGTGGTATTGATTTAGAATCAATGGCATATTTTTCATTAGGTTATTCTGAAAATATGGACATGATAACTGTTCCAGTTCATAGTCCAGATGGAACTCCAGTTGGAGTTGTTGGCCGATCTATATCTGATAAAAGATTTAAGAATAGTAAAGACCTGCCAAGAAGCAAAACAATGTTTAATATTCATCGTGCTAAAAAAATTGGTGACAAGGTCATAGTCGTGGAGTCCAGTTTTGATGCAATCCGTGTGCATCAGGCTGGGTTTCCAAATGTAGTTGCTACACTCGGAGGTCATATATCTGGAGACAATTTAAAACTGCTAAACAGATATTTTAATACAGTTATTATAATGACGGATTCTGATAAGGCGGGAAGAGACTTAGGCTCAGCTATTGCTTATAAACTAAGTAATAAAAACATCTTGTGGGCATCGCATTCTTATGGTAGAATATATCCAGAGGGTGTAAAAGATGCAGGTGATATGTCAGATGAAGACATTAAAGCCTGTATAACAAATGCCATATCTAATTTTGAATACAGGCTATAAAAATAATATAAGTGGTTACAAACGGATATATACCGTTACATACATAAGGAGAATAAAATGGGAATAGTAAAAGGTTTGTCAGGAATGACAAAAGCAATGGACAAGGTTACATATACTAGTTCAGAAGATAGCAAGGCAAAGTGGTTAAAGATTGAAGACGGAGAAGCAGTAAAGATTCGCTTCCTACAAGAGCTCGATCCAGACTCACCAAACTATAATGAAAAAATGGGTTGCGGATTTTTTGCAATTGAACACACAAACCCTAAAGATTATCGCCGTAAGGCACTAGACACAATGGAAGACGAAGGCCGTGACTGGGCTCAAGAACAACATCGCAAAGATCCAAAAGCTGGGTGGGGTGCAAGAAAGCGCCTTTACATTAACGTTCTAGTTGATGATGGAAAGACTGAGCCATATGTTGCTATTCTTTCTCAGGGTGTAAGTGGAAAAACAATTACACCAACATTAATTGAATACGCAAATGAAATGGGAAGCATCTCAAATCTAATGTGGAGAGTAAAGCGTAGCGGTCTTAAAACAGACACAAGCTACACAATCATTCCTTTAGCTAAAGATGAAAAGCCGTTTGATTTTTCTGCAGTAGAGCTGTTTGATTTAGAAAAGACAGCAGTGCGTAGCGTTCCATACGCAGAGCAGGAAGCATTCTATACTGGTGAGTCATCTCCAGAAGAACGAGAATCATCTTCAACAAGTAGCAGCGTAGACTGGTAAGAGAGAGTATAGGCGGAGAATTAAGTTGAACTTCACACATTTGCATGTGCATTCTTTCTATTCATTAATGGATGGGCTTAATTCTCCTGCCGAACTTGTAAAGGCTGCGAAAGAAGCTGGTCAGACTTCTCTGGCTATTACTGACCACGGAACATTATCTTCACACCGTGAAATGCAAATTGCATGTAAAGAGCAAGGAATCAAGCCGATCCTTGGAGTAGAAGCATACATTTCCCCAACAGATAGATTTGATAGATCTTCTAAGACTGATAAATCAATTCAGGCCTATAACCATATCATTCTACTTGCTAAAAACAAAAAGGGATTAGAAAATGTTAATACCCTCCAAGAGCTTGCTTGGACAGAAGGGTTTTATCACAAGCCAAGAATTGACAGAGAGGTTTTAAAAGAATATGCGGAAGGCATTATTGTACTTAGTGGATGTCTTAATGGACTTATTAGTAAATGCATCGAAAAGGGCGAACTATCAGAAGCCAAGCTTATACTTCAAGATTTTAAACAGATCTTTATGGAAGATTTCTACGTGGAAGTCCAATCACATAACCCCTATGAAATCAACTCGACCCTATTAGAATTAGCGGATGAGTTAGGAATTAAGGCGGTGGCAACAGGAGATGCTCACTTTGCTAAAGAAGAAGATAGAGTATTAGAAGAAGCAATGCTTATTCTATCAACATCTCCTAAGTCAGATAAAGATGCAGACTTTGAAATGTCTAGACAAATGCCAGACATGATGGATAGATTTAATTACTTATACCCAGACCGTAGAATATCATTTCAAGACTATAATCTATTTATTCAAAGTAGGTCTGAAATTGAGGCGGACTTTAATAAGGCAGGTATTACTCGTACAGATATATATGATAATACAATGGAAATTGCTAATAAGATTGGCGAGTATGACTTCTATGAGGGTCTAGATCTGCTGCCTATCCCAAAGACCAATGCTGATAAGAAACTGGCTGATATAGCCTTAGAAGGCCTTAAAAGACTATCTCTGGACAAAGATCAGGTCTACTTGGATAGAATTGCAGAAGAGTTATCTATAATTAAAGATAAGGCATTTGCTTCATATTTCCTAGTTGTAGCAGATATGATTACATGGGCTAAGTCAAATAATATTATGGTTGGTCCAGGTCGTGGTTCTGCAGCTGGCTCATTGGTTTGCTACGCTCTTGGTATTACAGATGTAGATCCAATTAAGTATGACTTATTGTTCTTCCGATTTATTAATCCTGAGCGTAATGACTTTCCAGATATTGATACCGACTTTGAAGACCGTCGCCGTAAAGAAGTTAAAGATTATTTAAAGAAGAAGTTTAAGCACGTTGCTTCTATTTCCACATACACCTACTTTAAAGATAAGGGTGTAATTAGAGATGCTGCCCGTGTGTTTATGGTACCCCTATCTGATGTTAATCGTGCAATGAAATCAATTGACACCTTCGAAGACTTTATGGATTCTCCTAATACAAAAGAATTTAGAGCAAAGTATCCAGAGGTAACTTGGCTTGCAGAAAAACTTCGTGGAAAGATTCGAAGTGTTGGAGTTCATGCTGCTGGTGTTGTGGTTGCAAAAGATGATTTAAGAAAGTATGCACCAATAGAATCCAGAGCAGACGCGAATGACGATGTATCTGGAAGAATTCCAGTCGTGGCATACGATATGGATACGGTTGCAGATATAGGTCTTATTAAGCTAGATGCCCTAGGTCTTAAGACTTTATCTGTGATCTCTGATACATTAAAGTCAATTAAAGATAGATACAATAAAGATATAAATCTTTACGATATTGCTTTAGATGATGAGAATGTATACAAGATTTTTAATGATGGTTACACAAAGGGTATATTCCAAGCGGAAGCAACTCCATACACCAACCTACTCATAAAGATGCGTGTCGATAAGTTTGAAGACTTGGCTGCATCAAATGCTTTGGTTAGACCAGGAGCTATGAATACAGTTGGAGCTTCTTACATTAAGCGTAAGCATGGTAATGAAGCGGTAAATTATATTCATCCAATCATGAAGCCGTTTACAGAAAATACATATGGAGTTATTATTTATCAAGAACAGGTTATGCAAGCATGCGTACACCTAGGAGGAATGACTTGGTCAGAGGCTGACAAAGTTAGAAAGGTTATTGGTAAAAAGCAAGATGCAAAAGAACTTGGTCCATTCAAAGATAAATTTATTCAAGGCGCTAAAAAGCATATCAGCGCAGAAGAAGCCGACAACCTCTGGAAAACATTCGAAGCTCACGCTGGATACTCATTCAATCGTAGTCACGCTGTCGCTTATTCTATGCTTTCTTATTATACCGCTTGGCTTAAGTGCTATTATCCTTTGGAATTTTTATTCTCGATCCTCAAAAACGAAGGCGACAAAGACGCCAGAACAGGTTATTTGATTGAAGCAAAAAGACTTGGGATTAAAGTAAAGCTTCCCCATGTAAATGAATCTGATGTAAACTTCTCGTTGCAAAAAGATTCAATTAGATTTGGATTGGCAGAGATTAAATTTATTTCAGACAGTATTGCAAATAAAATTATTGAAAAGAGACCCTATGAAAACTATAAAGACTTTGTTGATAAAGCATCCAAAAAGGGCAGTGGCATTAATTCTAGGGCCATTTCTTCTCTTAACGCTATTGGCGGTGCTGCTTTTGATGATAACCCTAGAAGCGGTAAAGAAGCCGAGTCTTATTACGAATTTTTAGGTATACCATCATTTAATCTATCTAGCCTAGATCCAAAAATTAAAGCTCAAGCAAGACCAATTGATGAATTTGAAGAGCTCGGATCATTTGTTATGTTCGGAATGGCTAAGGCAATAAAGCGTGGATCTGGCTGGTCAAGAATCGAACTTGTTGACGAAAGCGGATCGGTTGGTTTGTTTGATATAGAACAAACAAAAATAGAAACAAACAAAATGTATTTTGTTCTTGTTGGTGACAATAGAATATCTAGATATGTAGAGGTTGATTTAATTAATAAAGACTCTGAAGATGCTTTTGTTAAATACCTGTATGCACAGTCTTATCCTATTGACGAAAATCAAAGGTTTGTGATAAGCTATACACCATACAAAACAAAAGCTGGCAAGACTATGGCACACCTGGTTCTGTCAGATAAAGATAAGAATCTAAATAGAGCAATTGTATTCTCAAGCATGTACCCATTATCGTTGGCAAAAATGCGAGAAGGAATGATATGCGAACCAGTTCTAAAAACTTTAGAAGATGGAACACTTATGGTTAAGGAAGTAAAATGACAGATAATACAGAAGATATTTTTAAGACAATGAACGCATCTAGAGTGCTAGTTGCAATTCTAAATAAAATTGGATCAATTGAGATACCAACAGAGGATTTCATTAAGTCTAATGGTGAAGACACTCAGCTTTCAGTTTCTTATAATGATCAGTCCCTATCATTTGAGTTTAAGTTAGAGGCAAAGCCTACTGATTCTGATGAAGAACTGGCTAATAATTAATTAGCATGGACATTCAATTAGATGATATCTTAGCAAAGCTAGATCCTAAAACAAGAGCCAGAGTTCAATCGGCTGTCGATATCCAAATACATAAACAGCCAACACCAAGCATAGGACTAAACCTTGCATTAAATGGTGGGTTTGCTTACGGTAGGCAGATACTTGTGTGGGGTAATAAGTCTGCAGGAAAATCTTCTTTTTGTTTACAGATGATAGCCCTCGCTCAAAAAGAAGGAAAGACTTGTGCTTGGATAGATGCTGAGCACTCTTATGATCCTCAATGGGCAGAGAAACTTGGTGTTAATTCAAAAGAGTTAATATACTCACCAGCTAAAACTATTAACGACATGGTTGATGTTGCAACAAAGCTTATGGAAGCAGGAGTAGACCTAATAGTGGTTGATTCTATTTCAGCACTGCTTCCAGCAATCTATTTTGAAAAAGACGGAAATGAAATGAAGGATTTGCAAGACACCAAGCAAATCGGCGCAGAAGCAAAGGATATGACTCACGCAGTCAAGATGTTAAATTATGCAAACAAAGACACATTACTTGTTCTCATCTCGCAACAACGAAATCAGTTTGGATCTATGCATGCTAGTCACATCCCAACAGGTGGCATGGCAGTTAAGTTCTTCTCTTCAACCGTCGTTAAGCTTTGGTCCTCAGAAGCTGAGGCTAATGCTATTAAGGCTGGCATTAAAGTTGGTGACAAAATTATTGAACAAAGAGTTGGCAGGCCAGTTAACTGGATTGTTGATTACAACAAGGTGGGCCCCCCAAATTTATCAGGACAATACGACTTTTACTACCAAGGGGAAGCTCTTGGTATAGATTACGTTGGAGAAACGTTAGACGTTGCAGAGATGTGCGGAGCTATTGAAAAAGGCGGAGCTTGGTATACTATTAATAAAGAAAGAATTCAGGGACGTGCAAAGGCTGTTCAATATCTGCGTGACAACAAAGAAGTACTTGAAGACATAAGGAAAGAAATTGATGCCAAAAATTAATGAGTTTTTTACTTCTAAACCAGAAGACATTCAGGATGGCCGAGTTGAAAGAATAGATCAGGAAAGACCATGCAGTAAATGCAAACTGTCTTCTCCGTTTTATAATTTTAATCAGGTAACTTTAGAAATGTATTGGAAATGTCCAGATGGGCATGAAACAAGGTACAAGCTAAACTGATGTCAGAAAGAGCAGAAGTAAAAAGAGATGGCGCTAAAGCACAAAAGAATAGCGGTAGAGGCGCTTATCAAAAAGGTGATGCAAAATGGAAAAGCTTTGTAGTAGATTACAAAGAGTCTAAATCATCATTTAATTTAAATAAAGATGTATGGGCTAAAATATGTACAGATACTTTTAAGGTAAGCAGGGATATGCATCCAGCACTTAAAATTATTATCGGTGAGGATTCCAAGGTTCGTCTTGGAATCATAGAGTGGTCAGTTCTAGAAGAGCTGATTGCATTTTGGGAGGAAAATAAAAATGGCTAATCCAATGATTACAATCGTAGGCAGAGTTGGTAGCGAACCAGAAACTGTAGGATCAAATGGTCTTCGTTTTAGAGTTGCAACAAATGATCGCGTTAAGAATGACACCACTGGAGAGTGGGAAGACAAGAACACCTCTTGGTGGACAGTCAAGGCTTGGCGCACACTTGCAGCGCAATCAAAGTCTGTAATTAAAAAGGGCATGGAAGTTATTATTGTAGGAAAGATTTACGAAGAAAGCTGGACAGACAAAGAAGGCGTAAATAGAACATCTTATGAAATTAATGCTGATTCGATTTCTGTAACAGCTTATACTTTATCTAAGGATAAGGCGCCAAATAATGATCAGTTCCCATCATATAAAACTTATGCAGAGGTTCCATTTTAATGAAAGAGATAATTCTTACAACAGTAGTAGGAATTGGAGTGGGCGGAATATTTAGTTTGTTTAAACTTCCTATTCCAGCTCCGCCAGTATTCTCTGGGCTTATGGGTATCTTTGGGCTTTGGCTTGGGTACGGACTTGTTCAAAGGCTGATATAATGATAATGTTTACTTTAGGAGCAATGATTGGTTTTGTGGTCGGCTACGGCATGGGACTTTTAATGGATAAATGGGACAAGAAGATTAAAAATGACAGAAGATAAAAACACATTAGAGTTAATAAACTCTATAACTGAGTTCAATGATCTGCATGAGTACATGAATGATGCTCAATTAGATAGGGCATTGGCTGTTATAGTAAAGCTTTTATTGAACCCAGATGTTCCTGCTGCTAAAGCACCACAACTTATTATTGAGCTTCAGGCCATGTCCACTAAGTTTGCCATGATGGCTTCTTACTATTCAACAATAGCAAAAGATAAAGCTGGAACAACAAACAATAATAAAAAGAATATATATTACTCAGCAAAGGAGTCCATAGACAAACTTGTAGATGCACTTAAGTATGTCGTTAGGTATAATTTGTAATGGGAAGAAATATAGTAAAGAACTTAAAGTTTAAAAAGCACACAGGGAAGTTCTTTGACCCTGAAGGCTTTGCAGAAATGCTTGATGAGTCCTACAGGAATACCAAAAGAGCTGATGGAGAAATGACAAAGAAATCATTTAGCCCAAGCTCGCTTGGATATGGTCATGGAACTTGCCCAAGATATTGGTACATGGCGTTTTCAGGAGCAGTATTTATTGATAACAATGATGCTGTTGCAGTTGCAAACATGGCACAAGGAACACAAGCGCATGAAAGGCTACAGAATCTAATTAAAACAATGCCTCAATGGGTTGCAGAAGAAGAAGAAATTATTAACGAGTACCCTCCAATCCGTGGATTTATAGACCTTATCATGAAGTATGATGATGAGACTGTAATTGGAGAAATTAAAACTGCAAAGCAAGAAGTTTGGGATGCAAGGCAGGCAGAGATGAGCCCTTCAGCAAACCATTTGCTTCAGCTTTTAACATATATGAAGCTTAAGGATGCAAAAGAAGGCTTCTTCTTGTACGAGAATAAGAACACTCAAGAGATACTTATTATTCCAGTAGTTATGAATGACAAAAATAAAAAGATTATTGAGGATACATTTATTTGGATGAGAGAAGTTTGGGATAACTTTAAGGATGGCGATCTTCCAATGAAGCCAGAAGGTGCTACAAAAACAAAGATGCCTTGCACCTATTGCCCAATTAAAAAGCAATGCTACTCTAAAGAAACTCCTACTGGAACAGTTCAAATAGAAAGATTTAAGGTACCTACGCTGTGATTTGCGCCAATTCAGATTGTCTTAACGATAAAAACTTTGAGCCAAAAACTCATAATCAAAAGTATTGCTGCGATGAATGCTGTAGGGTAGCAACAAACAAAAAGATTATGGAAAAATATTATGAGAAAAAAGCTATAAGATCTGGACAAAAAAGACACTGTAAGAAGTGTAACTCTATTTTAAGTAGATATAACACGTCAACTGTATGTGCTAAGTGCGACAAAAGCATATCAACTTCAGATAAAGAAAAAGTGTTAAGGATGCTAAATGACTCTGGCCAAATTAGCCAAGACTAAAGCTAGTAGGGTGCTGGGCATAGATGCCTCAACATCTTCGGTTGCATTCTGTCTAATGGAAAACAACAAGCCAATAAAGTGGGGCAAGATAATCATACTCGGCAATGATATATATGAAAAGATATACGATGCTAAAGTAAAAACAGCCCTCATGCTTGATGAGCTTAAGTCAGACTATATAGCAGTTGAAGGAGCCATACTTGTCAGATCACCAGATGCTGTGATAAAATTGTCATATGTCTATGGTGTTGTGATTGCCGAGCTTATGTCTACTGGTGCCTCTGTCATAACTATATCACCCAGCTCTTGGCAGGCACATATAGGAAACAAGAATCCAACCAAAGATGAGAAGGAAGCAATAAGATTGTTAAACCCAGGATACGCAGACTCATGGTATAAAAACAAATTGCGTAACATGAGAAAGCAAAGAACTGCTGATTATTTTAACAAGAAGTATGGATTAAATGTAATTGATTTTGACGTCGCAGATAGTTTTGGTATCGCCCATTACGCAAATGAAGTGTTGACAAAGAGGTGAAATTGTACAAGAATAAAGACTGGCTACATAGAAGATATGTCATCCAAAGGAAAAGTATGGAAGAAATTGCTAGCGAATGTGGCGTAACGGTTATGACCATATATAGAGCATTAAAAGAAAAAGGTTTAATTAAATGAACGTAGACTCGCTCAAAGAAGATTTTTATAAGCAATGGAATAATAACGGTGTAGCCCATATAAAAGATTGTGTTAGTGATTTGCCAGATTGGGAAAAGATTTTAAAAATGTTAAACATGGCTTCAAGAAGCACGGGGGAGCATCAAAAATTTGTTAACCCGCCTGAGTTTGAGATTCCTTATAAGAACATGCTTGCCGTAAAAAAAGTTGTATACGATGATGCTCCTATCCCGCAGCCTAAAATTGAATCTGACGCCACATTTTTCTTTTCTTTATTCTTTTCTGCTAAAGATATTAATACTAGACTTTCTGAATCTTTATACAATCAAATTAAAAGCATTGATAAAAAGCTTAGTATAGAATCAGACTTCAACTCTTTAAAGATTTCTCTTTCAGATAAGTTTGTCCCGTATGAATCCCATAGTTGGCACACATGCATTATTCAATTAAAGGGAATCAACCATTGGTACTTAAGAGATAAAAGAATTGATCTTGACGAGACGTACTTTCTTGAGCCAGGAGACTGTTTGTTTTTTAAAGAAGAAGTTGAGCATAAACTTTCCAATGATGAACCCAGATCTTCCTTGGTTGGAAGATTTACATTTAATGAAGGCGGTAATAAAAATTAAGCTAACCCCAATTTTTGAAGATTCAAAAGAGTTTAGGTTTGATGATCTTTATATGCTTACAGTTGGAACTGAAGCGGGCCACGAAATTTTAAATACCTGTCTTGAAATTGCTCACATGCTGATTAAAAAGAATATTTCATACGGAAACTCTGCCTTAGATCCAGTTCGCATATTTTCAAAGGCGGGACCAAAAGAGCAGCTATATGTAAGAATTGATGATAAGCTAAATAGATTAATTAAGGGTGAAGATTATCCAGGAGATAATGATATTGATGACCTTATTGGATATCTTATATTATTAAAGGTTGCTAAGGAATTTGCTATTTCAGTCGACTAGAAGTATAATAAAGTCATATGGAAATTGAATTAGCTGATCACTTTGATCGCATGAACAAAGTAGTTGAAGAACTACTTAGAGGAAATAACCCTACCCAAATTGCCACACTAACAGGCCTTAAGAGGGCGGATGTTGTTGCGTTGATAGATGAGTGGAAGAACGTCGTACACAACGACACATCAGCCCGTGAACGTGCTAAAGAGGCTATCTCTGGAGCAGACCAACACTACGCAATGCTTATCAAAGAAGCTTGGAAAACAGTTGAGGATGCAGATCAGGCTGGTCAGCTTAGTGTTAAATCTGGAGCGCTAAAACTAATTGCTGATATTGAAGGTAAAAGAATTGGCATGCTCCAAGAAGTTGGCTTACTTGACAACGCAGAGCTTGCAGGACAGATTGCAGAGTCAGAAAGAAAGCAAGAAGTATTAGTAAAAATATTAAAAGAAGTGACGGCGTCATGCCCAAAGTGTAAGATGGAAGTTGCTAAACGTTTATCTCAGATTACTGGAATTGTTGAGCCTATAGAGATTATTGAGGAAGTCAGTGGAGTTTGATTTTAATGATCTAATTGACATCTTAGATGGCGAAGAGTTTGATGAAAGACCAGTAGATCTTAAAACTTTTGTAACAGATAAAGATTACTTAGGATTACCAGGACTATCTGATCATCAATATACTCTTATAGAAAAATCATCTCAGATATATAAAGAATCAACTTTGATTAAGCTATTTGGCGAAGAGGAAGGTTCTCTTAGATATAGGCAGACCTGCAACGAAGTTGTAGCCCAACTAGGCAAGGGAAGCGGTAAAGACTACTGCTCTACTATATCTGTGGCCTATATAGTTTATTTACTATTGTGCCTAAAAGATCCTGCCTCGTATTATGGCAAGCCTCCAGGTGACTCAATCGATATCATTAACATTGCTATTAACGCCCAGCAAGCAAACAACGTTTTCTTTAAAGGATTTAAGAATAGGGTAACACACTCACCCTGGTTTGCTGGAAGATACTTTGAAAAAGCTTCTGAAATTAAATTTGATAAGAATGTAACAGTATACTCTGGACACTCAGAAAGAGAAGCGTTCGAAGGCTACAACGTTCTTGTTGCAGTGCTTGATGAAATTTCTGGCTTTGCCCTAGATAGCACCAGCGGACATGATCAAGCAAAGACTGCTAGCGGAATCTACGACATGTACAGGGCATCTGTTGATTCTCGTTTCCCAGATTATGGCAAGGTTATACTTCTTTCTTTCCCAAGATTTAAGAATGACTATATCCAGCAAAGATATGACAACATTATATCTGAAAAAGAAATTATATCTAGGTCTCATAAGTTTAAATTAGACCCAGAGTTACCAGATAATACTGTAGGCAACGAATTTGAAATCTTTTGGGATGAAGACCAAATTATTTCTTATAAGTATCCTAGGGTTTATGCGATACGTAGACCAACATGGGAGGTTAACCCAACCAGAAGTATTGAAGATTTTAAGATTGCTTTCTACCGAGATGTTACAGATGCACTAGGAAGATTTGCCTGCATGCCGCCAGAAGCAATTGACGCTTTCTTTAAATCACGTGAAAAAATTGAGATGGCGTTTAACGATTTATCATTAGCTGTAGATGGATTTGGAAGATTTGAAGAATGGTTTAACCCAAAAGATGACACAGAGTATTTTATACACGTTGACTTAGCTCAGAAGCATGACCACTGTGCCGTTTCTATGGCCCATATTGAAAAGTTTGTTAGCGTAAAGGTTACTGACACATACTCACAGCCAGCGCCAATTGTTAAGGTAGATGCCGTAATGTATTGGACTCCTACTTCGGATAAGTCTGTAGACTTTGGAGAGGTAAGAGATTACATATTATCTTTAAGATCAAGAGGTTTTAATATCAGGATATGTACATTTGACAGATGGAACTCTCATGATATGATGCAGCAGCTAAAACAGTATGGAATTAATACGGAGACCTTATCTGTAGCTAAAAAACATTATGATGACATGGCTATGGTTGTATTGGAAGAAAGATTAAATGGACCCCATATACCATTGCTTGTTGATGAATTGCTAGAGCTAAGAATTATGAGAGATAAGGTAGACCACCCTAGAAAAGGTTCTAAGGACTTAGCTGACGCAGTTTGCGGGTCAATCTATAATGCAATTAGTTTAACTAGGGCGGCGTTTGGAGACATAGAAGTTCATGATTATTCATCTGTCAAGAAACAGTATAGGGAATCTATAGCAGCTGATGCCCCTAATCTAATTAGAGCGCCTTCTCAAATGCCAAGAGATCTTTATGATGCACTAAGTGGAATGGAAATAGTATGAGTATATATCAAGAGAAAGCCAAAGAATGTAAGTGTTGCAGTAAGCATGTTCCGCTCCCTACAAGATTAAAAGAATACAATGGTATTCTAATCTGCCCCACTACATTTGATAACATTCATGAGTATAAAAGAGTTTGGTCTGACATTGGGCATAGGCCTCCAGGAAGCATTAGAAAACATTTTTCAGAGTATGTTCAGCAGATAGTTGAGCAATCTATTGACAAAACTGATAGTAAAATACTATAATTCAACTAGGCAACAGTAGCTTAGTTGGTTAAAGCCCCGAACTCATAATTCGGTAATCGTAGGTTCAAGTCCTACCTGTTGCACAAGGGGGTAAAATGTTTGAAGATTATGATGAAGAAGAGATAATGTTAAAAATTCAACATTATCTAGATATTGGTGCAATAAGAGTTGCGGGCTTTACAAAAGATGGAGAAGCCATTTTTGAATTAAATGAAGACGTTACCCCACTGCTTGCTCCAGATTTATGGCAGGCTCATGAAGACTACATAGAGTCTGAATTAATAGATTTAGTTAATAATGATTTGATGCAGGTTGAGTATGATGAGGATCTGAATGCTACTTATAACTTTACTAAAGAAGGATTTGATATTGCTAAAAGAAAAGGAATTATTCCTTTAGAAGATATTGAAGACTTTGATTTTTAGTAATATTATTTAGATATACCTCTGTAGCTCAGAGGAAGAGCAACAGACTTCTAATCTGTTGGCCGCTGGTTCGAATCCAGCCAGGGGTACAAGACGTTCCTATAGCTCAGTTGGTAGAGCAGCAGACTTTTAATCTGCGGGTCGATGGTTCGAGACCATCTGGGGACACAATGGGGGTTAGCTCAGTCGGCAGAGCGGGAAGCTGTTAACTTCTAGGCCATAGGTTCGAGTCCTATACCCCCAGCGGATAAATATCCAACTTATATAAGGAGAATAAATGAAAACTGTAGGAGATAAGATCGGTAACTTTGCCGTTACTGGAGTTAAGCCTGGGGCATTGTCTTACGATGATTCCTCATTTGAAGTAATTACACAAGATTCTTTTCCAGGCAAATGGAAAATTATTGCTTTCTATCCAAAAGACTTTACATTTGTATGCCCAACTGAAATTGTTGCTTACGATGCATTAGTGAATGATTTTAATGATAGAGATACCGTATTGCTAACAGGATCTGTTGATAACGAATTCTGTAAAATTGCATGGCGTAATGCCCATGAAGATCTAAAGAAGACAAACTCATGGTCATTTGCTGATACAGCACACACATTAGCAAACGATCTAGGAGTCCACCATTCTTCTGGAGTTACATACCGTGCAACATTTATTATCGATCCAGATAATGTTATTCAGCACGTTACATGTAATAACCTTGATGTAGGGCGTAATGCAGAAGAAGCACTTCGTGTTCTGGATGCATTGCAGACTGGCGAACTGTGTGCTTGCAACAGACCACTCGGAGGAGAGACTCTATAATGACATGGGTAGAACAGCTTAAAGAATCAATTCCAGATTACGCAAAAGATATAAAGCTAAATCTAGACGCTGTTATTAATAGGTCTACTATTGATCCTGATGATGCAACATATATTGCAATTGCAGCAGCGTTTGCTACAGGAAATGCAAAACTACTTTCGTTTATTGTATCAAGCGCATCAGATGAAGTTGAAAAAAATGCTGCTCTTTCTGCTGGTTCTATCATGGCTCAAAACAATATTTGGTATCCCTTTATTGAGATGGCAGATGATGCTAATCTCAAAGGGCTGCCAGCACAATTAAGAATGAATGCCATTTCATCTCACGGTGGAACCACAAAGGCTAAGTTCGAAGCATACTCACTGGCTTCTTCCATAATTGGAAAGTGTCATTTTTGTGTTAAAGCACATTATGAAACATTGAAGCAAGAGGGATACAGTGTTGAGCAATTGCGTGATATCGGAAGAATTGCAGCAACCATCAATGCTTTGTCAAAAATATTGTCTGCTTAAAAGGAGGCAGTGTGGGGAAATATAGAAAGCTGTTAGACGGAACTTCTGCTAAAGAATATGATACCCCTATAACTGTTACAATATATACTAAGTGTCCTAACAAATGGAAATTGATAGACATGGAGACTGGCCAAGAATATCTAGCAACCAAGGATATAGAAAATCCTAATGTAGATATTTTAACAGCAATAAAAAATGGCCTATCTCCATCTATCAATATTCATTATGGATCATGGATAAAGTTTAATAAAAGACATGAGTTGAAGGAGGATGAATGAAAAAAGATACAAACACTAGATCAGTATGCTTTGATGACATACTACTTGTACCTCAAAAGTCTAACATAATAACAAGAGGTGCCATAAAATTAGATACTATAATTGGAAATCCAATTAGGCCAGAAGCTTTTGTACATTTAAAAGCTCCTATAATTATGGCTCCTATGGATTTTATTACAAGCAACTCTATGATAGAAAAGGTTACATCGTTTGGCGGAATGGCAATACTGCCAAGGTACGCTAACTTTGAAGAAAGAATTAATAGGCTAAAGACAATTCCTGCAAGTGTCGATAAAAATCTAATCGGCTTTGCTATATCTATTGAAGAGTCTAGGGATGCAAGGTGCATTAAAGACTTAAAGGATCTTGGAGTAACAGTATTGCTTCTAGAGGTTGCATTTGGGCATTTACAAATTGTTGTTGACGCAGTAAGAGAGCTTAGAAGCACAGTAAATTCTGATGTGCACATTATGGTTGGAAATGTTTCTTCCTATGAGGCTTATAAAAGCTTAATGGATTCTGGTGCAGATTCAGTAAGGGTCGGCATAGGCGGTGGTGCAGCATGCACAACTAGAGTTGTTACAGGATTCGGAGTCCCAGTGCTTGCATCTGTTATGGATGTTTATGATGGAATTGATATAAAAAATGTAAATGGGATAATATCTGATGGAGGTATTAAGAACAACGGAGATGTTGCAAAAGCTCTGGCTGCTGGTGCTTCTGCTGTAATGATGGGATCCTTTTTTTCTGGTCATGATGAGTGCGATACAGATAAAGATGGTAGGCATGTTTTTAGAGGGTCTGCATCAATTGAGGTTCAAAAAGAAAATAACCCAGAAATTATTAATGACTTAAAGAATGTATATGTAGAAGGGGCTTCTGGATTTATTCAGTCTAAGGGTCCAGTTGAATACTCTTTAACTATGCTAATTAATAATATTAAAAGCGCCATGTCGTATTCTGGATCTGAAGACTTAGTTTCATTTAGAGATAATTCTACCTATATTGAGGTATCGCCAATGTCTAATTTAGAGTCTGGAAAAAGAGTCTGACCCCTTGTTATTTCATTAAATAATGATATAATTAATACTGCTTACTACAGATTAGGAATAATAAATGATTATACAGATTATGGGGCTACCTGGCTCTGGCAAAACGGAGCTTTCAAAAGCACTCAAAGAAAGAATTAATGCTATTCATCTTAATGCGGATGAAGTTCGTGCAACTGTAAATTCAGACTTAGGTTTTGCACCAGAGGATAGACTTGAGCAGGCTCGTCGTATGGGTGAGATGGCAAGACTTATTTCTAAGCAGGGTGTTGCTCCAGTAATTGTTGACTTTGTTTGTCCAACAGGCTTAACTCGTGCAGCATTTGGTAAGCCAGACATCCTAATATTTATGGACACGATTGCTGAGGGCAGATTTGAGGACACAAACAAAATGTTTGAGAGACCAACAGAATTCGATGCAACATTTGAAGATCATAGGCTATCTGCTGAACAAAAAGCAACTGTAATAATTAAATATTTTAATCTGCATGACTGGTCTGCACCTACAACATTGATGCTTGGCAGGTACCAGCCTTGGCATGAAGGCCACCACGCTCTATACAAAGAGGCGGGTAAAAGAACAGATCAGGTACTTCTTGGAGTCCGTAATACATACAATACAAGTGAAAAAGATCCACTTAAATTTGATCAGGTAAAAGAGTATATTGCTAAGGATGAGTTCATGGACGGTGCATTGGTACTAAGGTTGCCTAACATTACCAACATTGTATACGGTAGAGATGTTGGGTACAAGATTGAACAAGTAGATTTGGGGGCAGACATTCATGCTATATCGGCTACGCAAAAACGTAAAGAGATGGGCATCTAAGGTTTGGGTTTGGATAACTAAGCCAAACAATATGGAGTGGCCTTCATGAAAGTAACCAAGGCTAGGTCATTTGCCAAAGCATTAAGTTATCGCATATGGGGAACGCTTTCCTCTGTTGTTGTTGCTTATGTTATTACAAGAAACGCTTCTCTATCTGTAACGATTGCATTTTGGGAAACGGTAGTTAAAATATTTATTTACTACGCACATGAGCGTGGATGGAATTATATACAATGGGGGAGAAAATAATGTTTGAATATTATGTAAAGAAAGTAAGTAAAGTTGTAGACGGAGATACTATTGATGTAGATATTGATCTTGGATTTGATATCTCATTTAGCTCACGAGTTAGGTTGGCGGGAATAGATACTCCTGAAAGCCGTACCACAGACAAAATGGAAAAAGCACTTGGCCTTGAGTCTAAAGAGTATTTAAAGAAGGCAATTGATGCGTCTAAGACTGTTGTTATTAAAACAGAAAAAATGGACTCATCAGAAAAATACGGGCGTATCCTTGGATGGCTATTCCTAGACGGATCTAAAGTATCAGTCAATGAACAAATGATTGCCGATGGATATGCTTGGGGATACCTAGGGGATACGAAGGTAAAGGACTTTGAAGCACTTGCTAAAGTAAGGGCTAAGAAGAAATAGACAAGATATAAATATTTTGCTATAATAATATATGGACCGCTCAATAGAGGGTCCATATATTAATTTATTCGCTTGAAAGGGGAATAACATGGTTAACAACACATTCACACTGGATCTTTTTAAGGATCCATTTTTTATTGGCTGGGATCGCCAATTCAAAGATCTCGAAAAGGTAATGCATAATTCAACAAACTATCCGCCGTACAACTTGGCTCAGGTAGGTGAAGATAGCTATATGATTGAGCTTGCTTTGGCAGGCTTTAAGCGTGAAGATATCTCTGTTGAACAGGAAAAGAATGTTCTAACAATTAAGGGTTCATCAGAAACCGAAGATAAAACTACATATATTCATAAGGGTATTGGGGCAAGGTCTTTTGCAAGAACATTCTCATTATCTGAGTTTATGGAAGTTGCAGCGGTGGCAATGTCTGACGGAATCTTGAAGGTATTCATTGTTAGAAATGTACCTGAAGAAGCAAAGCCAAAGACATTTGAAATCCTCGATTCATTTACTCCAGAAGAGGCTGTATTACCTCCTGTTGTAAGTAAGAGAAAGAAATAGTATAATAGAAATCTGCACCCCGTCACTGGGGAGTCGCAGACAATAACGGGCGCTGCCCGTTGGATGGACCTGAGTATGTCCGCAAACTGCTCATTAACTTTAAGGAATAGGTATGCCAGTATACGAATACAAATGCTCATATGATGATGCACATGCAAAGATGTCAGTCCATAGGTCAATGACTGAAGATGATCCTGGATATACATGTGTTGAATGTGAGTCTGAAATGACAAGGTTTTTTACTACAGTTGGTGTACAATTTAAAGGTAATGGCTTCTATAAAACAGATAATCCTAAATAGCTAAAGTTTGCTTAAAGTTAATTCTTAGTTAACCGTATCTCAAACACCTGCCAATTTAATTATACTATACTGATACTATGAAATTTAAATTCATTGCTTTCCCAGCAGCATTAGCCATATTTGCTAATGCTTTTTTTATTACCCCTTCACATGCTGATAACCTTCAAGGTGCTGGATCTACATTTGCTGCTAATTTTATAGACAGATGCAGGGTCGAATTTATGAAATCAACAGGAGATTCTGTTGTCTATGGAGCATCTGGCTCAGGTGCTGGAAAGAATATGTTTTCAAATGGAGTAACAGACTTTGCTATGTCAGATGTTCCTTACTCTGGTACAGAACTAAAGCCATCAAAAGAGTTTACATATGTTCCATTGGTAGCAGGGCCAATTGGAATTATCTACAAACTTGATGGATATAAAATTACTATCAAGATGAGCAAAGATACCCTTGCTAAAGTTTTTGCGGGACAAATAACAATGTGGAACGACCCACAGATATTAAAAGAAAACCTTATATCAGGAAAACTACCTAAGATACCAGCAACAAAGATTAGAGTTGTATACCGCATTGATGGTTCTGGGACTTCAGAGGTTTTTACTTCATACCTTAATGCAGTTGCTCCAACTATATGGAACAAGCCAGGGAATAAAAACTTTGGTACTGCATTCCCTGGAGATATATCTAAGAGTTATATGACCAGCGCTTCTGGGTCTCATGGAATTGCAATGGTACAAGGAACAACAAATGGATCTATTGGATACAATGAGATATCATATGGAAGAGGACTAAAGACAGTGTCTATTGAGAATGAGGCTGGAAGGTTTATGCAGCCAACAGTAGGCGCAGCCTCAGTATTCCTTGGAGACTTTGTTCCAGATAAAAGCGGGGTAGTTAAGATTAACTATAAGAACCCTAATAAACTATCCTATAACATATCTACATTTACTTATGGCATAGCATACAAAGAAAAGAACTCAAAGAATGATTCAGTAAAAAAGTTCTTTAATTTTATGTTAGATACTTGCGGCAAAAAGGCGGAAGATCTTGGGTATTCTCCAATAAGATCATCTATGCTAAAGTTTTCTAAATCTAGAGTTAATGAGATAAGCTCTAAATAACTAAAGTGGTATAATTACTATGTAGACATATTGTTTACTTAGGGGCCCTACTTGACAAGGAATAAGTTATTTAGAATAACAGCAGCCACAATGCTTGCATTTGGTTGGCTCTTTATGTCACCCGCTTATTCTGATGACCCACTAAGCTTAGCAGCTCAAGAAATTGAAGAGTTAAATAGTAGCATTGATGACCTAGGATACAAAGATGAATTCATATCCTTAATCCAAGAAGCAGAAGACAAGTACGACATTGCAGCATCTGCAAAAGAAACACAGACTCAAACCTCTGACCTGTACGACGACTCCCTTGACGCAGAAGCAACGGCACTTGAAGAAAAAGACTTAGCCCAATCAGCAGTAGACGGACAAACAGTAACAGTAGACACTGCTTTAGATAATAAGAATGATGCCTACGATGCCCTTGGAGTAGCAAACATCAATCTGTCAAACGCTCAGCAAGCATTAGACAGTGCTGGTTCTGCTGGTCTGGCATATGATGTTTATAGTTTAATTAGGGTTAATGGCCTTGCAGCCACAGATCAATTCTTATGTAGCGGAACAATAAATGGAAACTATATGACTCGTCCAGTTTGCGGTAATAGATACGAAAACTTTATAGTTAAATTTACTGGACAGATAACAGTTCCTTCATGGTTTACACAAACCTACTTTGCGGGATATACAGATGATGGTTTTAGAATGTATATAGATGGCCAACTTGCCGTTAACAACTGGGTAGAGCAGGGGACAACTTGGAGTGACTACTCTCCCGTATATGATGTTAGTGAAGACAAAACTTTAGATGTAGAAATATGGTGGTATAACGGTGGAGGACCAGGTTCCTATCATCTTGGCTGGGCTATCCCTGGAGGATGGACTGGTGCAGGTTGTGACTATGCTGGCAACCCAAGAGTATGGGGACAAGACTTTAGTTGCAATCTTAATACATTTTCTCATGGATCTGGAGCAACCCAAGAACAAACAAACGCCTACAACAACGCACTTGCTGCAAAGAACTCAGCACAAGATGTATATAATGACAAACTAAATGTTTATAATCAAGCAGTTTCAACATTAAATAATTATAATCAAATATTAGTTAATAAAACAAACGAATATAACAACGCAGTTTTAAATGTTGCCACTGCATTGCAAAATAAAAATAATGCTGAAGATGCATACGAGCAGTCAATAAATAATCTTAATAGTGCGATTGATAACGCATGGCGTTACTATGAAGAACAATTACAAAGAGAGATTCAGTCTGCTATTGCTCAGGCAGCAGCTAACGCTGCAGCCAATCAGCCTACTCCAGAACCAACTCCAGAACCAACTCCAGAACCTACCCCAGAACCAAGTACTGAACCTACAGATGAACCTACAGATGATCCATCTCCAAAGCCTACAGAGGAACCTACAAATGAGCCAACAGAGGAGCCAAGCCCTGAGCCTACAGAAGAGCCTACTGAGGAACCAAAGCCCACTCCTACGCCAAAGCCCACTCCTACACCAAAGCCATCTACTGAGCCTACAGCAGAGCCTACAGAGGAACCAACTCCTGAACCTACAGTAGAACCTACACCAGACCCAGAACCAACTACAGAACCAACTACAGAGCCTACTGAGGAACCCACAGAAGAGCCTACGCCTGAACCCTCACCAGAACCAGGACCAGATCCTGAGCCTGAAGAAAACCCATGGACTGAGCCAGATGTAGAAGTTAAAGATCAGGTTTTAGCAGAACTTATTCCTGAAAAGGGTACAGGAACAGCAGAAGATTTATCTGGAGTTATTGCTAACCTTACAAGCAAGGATAACAAGTTAGTTACTCTTTCCCCTGAACAAGTAACAGCAGTTAGCCAAACACTTAGAGCCTTGACTCAAGAAGCAAAGGCTGAGGTTGCAGAAGACCTTGGGATTAAGCCTTCAGAGGTTGCACAAATTGCTGAGCAGATGAAGTCTAACCCAGCACTGGCAGAAGCATTCGTTGAGTTTACAGATAGACAGGCGGAGGCAGGAGAAACTCCAATGCCATTTACATTAGCAGATGCAGTAACAGAAGTACAAACAGAAGCATTCTTAGCAGACCCACTTGGAGCGGTATTTGCGGTGGACCCAGTAGAACTCCTATCTAATTTCTCTGAATTAGGTATGGATATGACAGACGACCAGAGAGAAAAAGCGCAAGAAGTAATTGTCCCAGTGATCATCGTATCACAAATTGCAGGGGCAATGATAAGGAGGAACAAATGAAAATAATCAATAAGGCCACAAACCTG